TCCACCGCCAGCGCTTAACAAAATAGCCCTATCAGCGTCAGACAATTTACGCTGGAATTCCACCGTATCCACTTTGCAAGGCCTAACCATGCTTCACCCCTATATTTCAACACCTATCGAATTATCCACATAAAACCGCACCAAAACAGTGCTGCATCGCTTGTATCGTTGCATCACCCTTAAGGGTGTGATGCGATTCAATACAAAAAGCTCGCATTTTGCCCCTTTTTGCATCAGTGCATCGATACGCATCGATTCAACCGATTCAACCGATACAAGTAGAATTCTACAAAAGCTAAGGGTAAACCCCTAGAAAATAGTGCAATAAATTCTGTCGCATGTCATAAAATCCGTTACACTCTATCCCATGGTGCAGCACAGTGCAGCACCTAACAACCAAAGGATAGAGCATGAAATTCGCATTCATACCCAAAGCAAGCTACACAATCGGGCAAGTTATCCAAGTACATGGCAAGCCCATGCGCGTGGAAAGCTACCTACACACTGGCAAGAATGTAACGGTTTGCACTTTACCCGATGCGCCGCGCTTTGAACGCATCGTATGTGTTTGCACTGACGCGCCAGCAATCGAAGGGGTGACAGCATGAATTACGCCAAGCTAGAAAGCCAAGCCGCGACAATGGCCGCTAATGCCAAAAATGGCACGCTAACCCATAGGGGTCATAAATACACACTGACATTCACGCCTGAATGGGTTTATGTAGTAACTGACAAAGCGGGCGAAGTGTTGACGCGCTTTAATACTAAAAAATTGTCAACTGCGCGCAAATGGCTGCGCGAATACTTGGAGAATTGAACCATGCTAACCCTACACAAATCCGCGCACTATGCCGCGCAACTACTCAATAATTCCGGCCTAGTCATTGAGTCAACCCGCAAAGCTGGCGGCGTTCAATTGCGGCCTGACCATCCGCAATACGGCGAATACGTTGATGCGCTGCGCACGGCCATAGACACCGCCGAGGCTGACGCGCTTTGCCGCGCTTTACTTAATTGACAGCGCCAGCTACTGCCTATTTTGTAGGCAGTGGCGGGAATTGTCCCGACAACCCTTGGAGAAAATTATGCAAAATATCGAAAAAAGCGCTTTCCGCCGTGGCGAATATGTGGGCTATGGTGGCGGATACGTTTGGCGCATTCCGGTTAAACAAGGCGGCTACTGGTACGCATACGCGCAGGGTAGCGCCGACGTATTGCACGGGTTGCGCCTGAAGGACTTACAAACCCAATTGGAAGGGCTAACAAAATGAACGCTGCATATTTTGAAATCATGCGCGCTGCTTTGCGCCAGTCCAGCGGGCGCATCCATGGCAACTGGTGCCCCCTGCACTATTTCCAGGCCTGCATATCCATGGCCGGGCGAAAAGTGCCTGGCCGTATGCCCCATGAACGCATCATCTTAGGTTACACACCCTAGTACACCCTGCAAGCCCTGCGCGCCAGGGTTTACGGGTTTGCACTATCGCAAGCCTTAATTAATTGGAGAAAATTATGCAGAACCGCGTTACTGAAAAGCACTTGCAAGCCATAGTTGATAGACTAAACCGCATTACTGGTTCACCTATGAAGCCATACGAAGGCAACAAGGCACAAATAGGTAATTACCATCTTTCCCATGCTTATGGCGGCGTATGCCTGCACCGCATGGTTAATGAAAACGGCGGAGTATCTAGCCCGCTGTCTACCGGCCATATTCCCAAGCGCGAATTACAGGGTTTGCTTTATGCATTTATTTCAGGCATAGAGGTGACAGCATGATTAAATTTCGATGGGAAAAAACGGACTATGGCTATAACGTATGGGCCAAAAAACCCGATTCACGGGCTTACATTTATTTCGGGCATTTTCGGACTAAAAAAAGCGCACTAGAACAATATGATGCGGAGCAGTGCAATTATGAGTAACTCTATGCACCCCATATTCCAAGCCATATTGCGCCCCTACATGCCACCCAAGCCCACGCCCACACCAGAGGCCATAGATAAGGCCATGCTGGCCGATAAGCTGGCGGATGGGTACAACCTACGCAATATTGAACGGGCTATTAGATTGGAACAACAAAATGCGACAACACTATAAACCCGAGCCCAAGCGTTACCCTATGGCCGATATAGCTTTGGCCTTTGCTATCGGGCTTGCCCTGGCCGTCCTATTGGTGGGCTACCTATGATCTACGCAGCCCTAGCTATGATCCTAAAAATTATCCTAGGCAAGCGTTAGCCCAAGCCCTACCAGTCCCCAAGCCCCAAGCCCGCGTTATCCGTGGGCTTTTTTATGCCCTCGATCTGGCGCTTGGCATCCTCAAAGCCCCGACCTATGATTACTTTGTGGCCGATACCCTCTAGATATGCGATCCAGTCCCTTTGCACTGGCGACACTACGCCGCCCGTGCTGCGCTTCATTTCAACCCATAGGCACCAGGCGGGCACGAATAAATCAGGCACGCCAGCGCTTACCCCTTCGGTTTTCAGTGCTGCGCCCTGGGCCATGCTACGGCCACCACCATTAGGTATCGCAAAGATGCGGACGCTGGGGTGAGTCCTACGAAACCAAGACACTAGGCGCACTTGCTCTAGGTGTTCTGAGGGCTGGGTTTCGGGTTTAGGTTTAAGTTTAGGCATGGGTTTCGGGTTTGGGTTCGGGTTCGGGTTTAGAAGGGAATTTCCCATTCCCACAAGGCGCAGCCACCTGGCTCATTCGCAAATTCTGGTGGTGGCGCTTCGCTAAATTTAACGCAAATTCCCTCTTTGCTGTAATGGTCGCAAGTGTGGCACACCCTTGGAGGCTCGGCTCTGAGGGTATTTCGGTATAGAGTTACGATCTCGGGTTCTGGGTGTCTCATGTCCATGTCCTTTTTAGTACGGTGAAAAATTTACCCTCGCGCCTGAATTCAATGGCGCTCGGTGGCTGGCCTTCGGTTAGTGCTTGCGCCATCTCATGCAGTTCTGCGGTGCCATAGTCCAGCACCACGCCTGCCTTATAAGCTATGTCGGCCAGCAATCGGCGGCTCTTTTCACCTGCATAGCCATCGTGGGTTACGGCCAGGTATTCGGTCACTGGTGGGTCACTCAGGCTACCGTAGTACGTTAACGATAGCATTTCTTTGCCACTGGCTCGGCTTATGTGCTTGCGCCATGTCCAGGTGCTTACCTCAAAGTCAACGCCCTCTACGCCCATGATGTCTAAATTGTGCAGTCGCAGCATTGGGCGCTCGGGTTCGGGGAATGGTTCACCGCAGGCTGGGCACTCCCTCACGCTCAAGTGGCATATCTCTTGGCAGTGGTCGCAAACCTTAACTGGTGCCTCGCCCACTTTGTCGCCCTTCTTTGGTGGTGGGATTACGGCGGTAATCGGCCCATGCTGCTCCACCACGCCAGCAAAGTCCAGCACTAAGCAATCGGTTTTGCCTTCGGCTATGCGTAATCCTCGCCCTGCCATCTGGACGTAAAGCCCTGGGGACATAGTTGGGCGCAGCATGGCTATCAGATCAATGCCTGGCGCGTCAAAGCCGGTGGTCAGTACATTGGCGTTAGTTAGTGCCTGAATGCGCCCTGCCTTGAATTCTTTGAGCATCCGGTCACGCTCGGCGCTTGGTGTCTCGCCGGTCACGCAATCAGCCACAATGCCCTCATCTTGCAGCGCTTCTTTAATATGCTGAGCATGGGCCACGCCAGCGCAGAAAATCAGCCATGATTTACGTTCATGCCCCAAGCGCACAATTTCGGCCACTACCTTTCGGTTCTTGTCGGTGGTATCTACCGCTGCCTGTAATTCGGCCTCGATGTACTCGCCGCCACGCTTATGCACACCATCCACTTCCAGTTTGGTGCGCGTGATCTTGCTTCGCAGGGTTGATAGATAGCCTTTGAAAATCAATTCCTCTATGCTTACTGGCTCGATCAGCGCGTCAAAGATGGCTGGCTTGTCGGTGATGTAACCATGCCCTAGCCGGTACGGTGTGGCCGTCAGTCCTATCACCCTAACATTTGCGTTTGTCTGATAGATGTCTGATAGCAGTGTCCGATAGCCGCCCTCGTCCTTGTGTCCAATAAGGTGGCAATTATGTGCAGCTATTCCATTAGCGAAGTAAGAAGGATGTCCACTGACTTGAAGGTTGAATACAAGTACAGGGCTTTCTCGTTTGATACGCGATACACGCGCCACCCGAGGCCCGCAAGATATTGGTCTTTCTTCCTGTCCTGCATTTTCCTCTCGTCGCTGCCATGACTTCCCCCATCCAATTCGATGCAAATCATCTTTTTTGGATAGCAGATGTCCACCTTGTAGGCATTCGGATATGTCCCGTTCAAATGTCCCGCTTTGGTCTTGATTGCATATTCTGCTATCCATCCTTCCCCCAACGCATGAAGTAGTGCTAATTGTGGCAAAGGCAGCAATTGCCCGTTTCCTCCACGCTGAATAGGTTGATGCCTGATTCTTTTTAGAGTTTCCCGCATTCGTTTGCGTGCTTCTGCATTCAGAACCGTCGGGTGTGATTTCTTTGCACACTTCACGGAGCAATAATTCTGCTTTTCCCAAAATGGTTCCGACATTGCTGAAATTACTTTTCCGCTGTCGTCCTTTTTGATCCAAGGTCTGAACTCTGCTCCACAAGCGGGACATATCTTCAATGCGGAAAAGAGGCGTTCCGATCTCCAATTTTTCTGCTTTTTGCCATCCATCGTCGGTAAAAATTGGGTGATTGCCGGTGCATTCAAATTTGGTTCCATCATCAAGCTCCACAAATAAAGTTTCTAAAACACTACGGCAGCTAACGGCCTCTACCGTGCCAACTCCGCGTGTATTAAATACTAAGTCACCGCACCTCACTTTGTCAATGTCTATTTGTCCTTTCGGTGTTGAAATTTTGGTTCCAGCAACAAAGCATTCATCTATGATTACCAGGTCGCAATGGCCGATCTGTTTGGCCTTGGAGCGCACTGATTGAATTCCTGCGAAGGTTATTGGCTCACCGAGTTCCTTGCGGCCAAGCCCAGCAGAATAGATGCCAAGCGGGCAGTTAGGCCAGTGCTGGCGCATCTTTTCGGCGTTCTGGACAATCAATTCCTTGACATGGGTTAGCATAAGAATGCGAGTTTCCGGCCATGTTTGCAGCGCGTCCTTGCACAGCGCCGCAATGATGTGACTCTTTCCTGACCCAGTAGGCAGCACCAGGCATGGGTTGCCCGTATTGCCTGCCTCAAACCATGCGTAGAGTTGGTCAATGGTGCGCTGTTGGTATTCCCTCAACATACGATTCGGCCACCAAAATCTTTACGCATATCGGCAATAAACTGATTGCCGCTACCGCAAGCCCCAGCATTGGCAAGCAACTCCTTGCTGCTATACACACCCTCGCCTGGCTCACCATTAGCCAAGCCCTGCCCGTTGATCTCGTAGACGGCCACCCAATCGCTAGGGCTTTCTATGCGCTTCCACGGCACCAGGTCAGGGTGCAACACATGGGCCTCGCAGCCGGTATGCTGGGCATCAATTGGCACACTGGCGTCCCACTTGGCGCAGTGCCAGGTGCTGTCAGCCAATGGCGTTACATGGGCACAGGTTCGGCAGTTGACCTCTTTGGTGGTCTTGCTGCCGTGGCAGAAGTCATGGCCCGCGCACATTTTGCACTCAAACCACGTTGGGTCGGTGCTTATCGGTGGCGGCAGGTAGGCAGCCAGAGTTAGACGCTGGCCGCGCTTGATAGCCTTTTCTGCATGGTCGCGGTCATACTCTAGGCGCTCGGTGTATATGCGGTCATCATCCTTGCAGATAGCCACATACAGCGCACGTTTCAACTCGGTGCCGTGCATATAGACCTGACACTGGGTGAAATGCATGGGCTTGGACTTGGCTACGCCATTTTTCTCCAAGTCATTGAACGACTTTAGGCTATGGGTTTTGAATTCCAAAACGTGTTCAGCCTTTGGCGCACCAGGTACGCCTTTACCGATACCGTCTAGGCTTCCCGACACATGGCTTCCAAAGTCAACCCTTAGCTGGGTTCCTGATACGCTCATGCCAATGGCCCGCAGGTCGCTGACAATGGTGGCTTCCTCATTGTTGCCACGGCGAAACAGGCGCAGTATCCGTCCTTTGAATTGTTCCTGCACCGCCCAGCGAAACGATAGCCAAAGCCAGCGTTCGCAGTGGTGGCCCAAGGTGCTGCATCCCATGTGGGAGCGAGGCTTCTCTAGCCGTGCCTCATGCGCTTGGTCAATCAGGGAAGTTATGGTAATCTCTGGTTCAGGTATTTTCATGTGTGTTCTCCTGTGTTGGTCAATTGACCCCGCCTTAATCAGCGGGGTCTTTTTTTATGGTGGGGGTACTCGCTGCACTGCGCTTGTCACCATTACGGTGCTGGTCACCGGCAATTTTCCCGATAGGCACAGCATCCGCTTTCCCCCCGAAACTTACTTCTTAGCCCAAGGTGGTGCAGCCTTGGCAGATGTAGTGCTAGGCGCTACAGACTTGAACGGTACAGCCGCAGCAGGCGCAGCCCCACTCAAAGCCCGAAAGCCTTTAATCTCGTTACCGGCGTACTCGCCCGTCTTTACCGACAACTTGATGCCCAGGTTCCCGCCAATCAGTTGGTCGGTGTCCGATACCTTTCCCAAGCCAATAGCCCGCATGATCTCGCCAAGCTGCTGGCGTCCGATCTCTTCGGCCTTTGTGCTGGCGTTCTTGATGTTTAGGTTTCCGAACACGACGCGCCCTTGATGGCTTGGGCCTGTGATGGTGTACTTGCAAGCAATGTACTTGCCGTCACCTGCTTTGGTTTCCTTGACCTCCGCGCCAGTGATGGTGGCGTTGTACCAACCCTCGGGCAAGGGTTCAAAGTTGCCGTTACCAACTGGTAGTGTGTCGATGCTAAATTCTTCGTCTAAAAAAGCCATGATATTAATCCTTAGTGATAGTAAAAGTAGGACGTCCAGGTGTGGACGTAATTGCACCAAGCAGGGGCTGGGTTACAGCGTCAGCCGCAGCACCCCATGCCTTTGCATTGATCTCGGGTTTCCAGCGAAATAGGCTGGACAGATGTTCGGACAGTCCAGCTTCAGCGGCCAGCACTTGCAGTTTGTCGGCGTCAATCTTTTTATTGATTCGGCCTTCCATCTTGATTACAAAGCCGCTGTCCTCTTTCTTCATGGTTCCATCCAAGTCTTTGGGGATACCGAAGTGAATAGCCAGTTGATCTTCAATGTCGCGGCGATCTGCCACAGCTTTGGTTTCGACTTTTTTGGCGTCTAGCCATTGTTGGTAGAGGCTCATGCTGTTACCTCAAATTCAGCGTTTAAAGATTGCATCACGCGGTCAAGCACAACGCGACCCGTGATGCAATCCATCTTGCGGTCAAACTGAGATGCACTGAGATGCACTTCGTTGACCAGTTGATAAAGGATAAGAAATGCCGTCTGAATTTCAATCAAGTCCGTGAGGCTGATGGCTTTCTTCATGCTGCACCGCCAATCTTGGCAATGATCTCGCCCAAGTCAGGCGCTTCCCATGCGCTTAGTTTTCCGCTACGGTCTTTGGCAAGCCATAGTCCATCGCTATCGCACATCAGGGCACGTTGAGTATTTCCATCGGCGTCCTTCTCAACCCGCAGCGCCAGCACTTCATCAAAGAAGTAAGGCAAGGCTTGGCCGGTCTTGTTACCTGGCATCGAAGGGCTATACAACACACGCCCCATCTCGTCTTGGGTTTTTTCTAATTTGGCGGTCATAAGCACATGGCGCTCTGGCAAGTCGCGGAATGCACGAATGATGTCGGCCATTTGCTCTTGCATAGCACCATAGGCGGCGCGTGGGTCTTTGTTGACCTTCTTCTCGTGGTTCAGGCAGACTTCAGCAATCTCGCTGATACTGTCCAATGCCACCGATTTGTACTCAGACTCCAGCACCCAAGAATAGGCTTCCCGAAGGTCGTCCATACTGGTGATCTCCAAGTAAGGCAGATCAGCGTCTTGGATAGACAGCAAACCACCCTCAGCAGACAATACAACGGGGCTTGGCAATGTCTTGATTAGACTTGTCTTACCCGCACCGGCTGGGCCGTAGACCAGCAACTTAACACCATTGGCGGTTAGGCCGCTAGTGCGTTTTAACGATATAGCCATATGGCTCTCCTTCTCTGTTTGCACTTCCGTCTGGACTCAGTTCGAAGCGTGATTGCATCTTAGCACAGGTTCGTGGTACAGTGTCAACAACTTTTTAACAAAGGATGAAAAATAAATGTCAGACCTCGCAAGTATCCTTGGTGGCCCCTGGTCGCCACCGGAACAAAAACACATTGAATCACCAGAGGATCAGCTAAAAGACGCGATGCTTGGCGCAGGTCTAAAGCCACCAGAGGCCATACACCTAGACGGCAAAGTACACCGCTTTAACTCAGGCACAAAGGGCGAAAAGGGTCACGACAAGCCTGGTTGGTACATAGCCTTTAATGATGGCGTACCGGCAGGGCGCTTTGGTTGCTGGCGCTCTGGCGTAGAACTTACTTGGAAGGCAGACATTGGCCGCAGCCTGACGGTAGCCGAGGAAATGGCACAGTCTCGCAGGCTCTCAGAGGCCAAGGCGCAGCGCGATGCCGAGCAAGCCAAGACCCGCGAAGTGGCGGCGAACACCGTGGATTTGATTTGGTCGCAGGCTGGTGCCGCAAGCCCCGAGCATCCCTACCTACAGCGCAAAGGCATACAACCCAATGGCGCACGGATTACGGGTGACGGACGCCTTATGGTGCCTCTGTATAACTCGGATGGCGAACTCTCCAGCATCCAATACATTGCTGGTGATGGCGACAAGAAGTACCACCCAGGGGGACAGACAGGCTCAATGTATTGGCTGGTTGGAAGCATGGATGACGCTACCACGCTCTACATTGCCGAAGGCTTTGCCACAGCGGCCACCATTGCAGAAGTCACAAGCCAACCCTGCGCGGTGGCATACAGCGCAAGCAACCTAGTGCCTATAACGGGAATCCTTAAAGCAGCGAATCCGGCACTTGACATTTGCATTGTTGCCGACAATGACGCAAGTGGCGTAGGCCAACGCTACGCAGAGCAAGCAAGTGCAAAGTTTGGGGTACGCATGACAACACCACCAATTGAAGGTGACGCCAATGATTACGTTCAAGCGGGGCATGATTTGGCACTGCTTTTAAAGCCCCAAGTGGCAACGGACTACCTAGTCCATGCCGATGGTTTTTCAGAGCAGCCAGCGCCCATATCGTGGCTTGTGAAGCACTGGATACAGGACAAAGCATTGGTGATGGTGCATGGCCCTAGCGGTGGTGGCAAGACCTTTGTTACTTTGGATTGGATGCTGCACATTGCCAGTGGTAAGGCAAGCTGGTTCGGCCACAAGGTTAGACCAGGCAACATGGTGTATTTAGCCGGTGAAGGGCATCACGGCCTGCGAAGCAGGATAGCAGCATGGAAGCACCATAACAAAGTCATTCACCTCAATATGTGGGTCAGCAAGTCAGGTGTAGACCTCAACACACCAGAAGGATATTTGAGAGTGTTGGAGTCGATTCGGGCGCTCAAGATCAAGCCAAGTGTGATTACTGTGGACACATTACACCGCTTCATGGCCGGTGACGAGAACAGCGCACAAGACGCCAAGACCATGCTAGACGCCTGCGCTGCCCTCATGGAAGAGTTTGGATGCACCGTAATTCTGGTTCACCACACTGGTGTATCAGACGAAGCCCAACACCGCGCACGAGGCTCTAGCGCATGGCGTGGTGCCTTAGACATTGAGATAAGCATTGTCCCAGGTAAGGTTGGCAAACCAATGGAAATCATCCAGCGCAAGAGTAAAGACGCTGAGATGTCAGCACCAGTCTACGTTGAACTTGAGTCGGTAGCGATACCTGGCTGGCTTGATGAGGACGGAGAGCAAGTCACCAGCGCAGTGGTAATCAAGGGCGAAGCACCAGAGGTTAAAAGCAAAGGCGAATCACTTGGCTTTTCATCTTTTGAACGAGCATGGTTTGCTACTGGCGCAGAAGATCGAGGTGGCGCACCTTACCTTACCCGCAGCGCCTTTTATGAATGGGCATTGGAGAACGGTCTCAAAAACAAGAAATACACAAAGGACAGCTTGAGAGCGCAAATACCAGCAGACGGAAACAAGGGCAAATACATAGGGCCGTTGATTGAAGAAAAGTTGATTGAAGTCCATGAAAACGGATGGATTGTGATTGAGCCAGGCCAAGCGTTAGGAATGATTTTGAAAAAAAATTCCCCTTAACTTAACAAGTGTGATAAACTTTTGAACATGAACAAAAAATTGACCCAACTAAAAGCTAAGTTAAGAGCCGCGAAAGCGGAACTTGCTATACGAACCCGTACAAACAACAGTGCGTCACGGGCATACAACAAGGTAACCGTAAGGATTGCCGAACTGGAGAAAAAAATTGCTGACCTGGCGAAAATTTCAGAGTGAGTTGCCCAATTACAGCGAAGCCGAACTATTGGTTTTGCTTGATGAAGAGCGCAAACAACATAAGCGTGTATCTATGCTGGAGCGAATCCACCAGCGTTATTGCACACTGAGAGCCAATCGGGAACGGTTGGAAATTTTAAAAGAAGGCAGGAAGCCATGAAATTTATAAAGTTCCTGAAGGACTATTACCGCGACCTAACGCCAGCAGAGGTCATTGCCCGCGAACTCGCACAAGCCCACTTAGACCGCCTTGAGGCTGAAGGGGCAGTCGAGTATGCCCAGGCAGTGCTAGACATGAATATGACCCGCATAGAGCGTTTGAATGCACGTTTAGGAGAGTACAAATGACTTGCTGCGAATATGGAAAATGCACTAACGCAACCAACTGCCCCGTCAGGAAAGCGCACAGAGAGGCCGCAAACAGGGCATACGCTGAACGTGGAAGGGTTGTTGATACTGACCCCTACAACGAAACACTAAGCACGTTTAAGGGCTTGCTTGTAGCGATAGCTTCTGCGCTGGCTGTGTGGATTGTTTGCTTGATTATTTGGGGGAAGTGATGAACATCAATAACATCTGGGAAATGGCTGGCGAGTCTGGCTTCCGAGGAGGCGACTACATAGACGTTGAAAAGTTTGCCGCCTTGGTAGAAGCAGCAGCCCGTGCTGATGAGCGTGAGGCTTGTGCAAAGATGTGTGACGATAACTATTTTGCGTTTGTGGCTGCTGATGCTATCCGCGCAAGGGGAAACACATGACAGTATTTTGGGTATTAGCTTGGAGTAAATACTATCCCTGCGGGGGTTTAAGGAACGTGCATTCTCGACATGAAACGCTGGATGAAGCACTTGAAATTGCGGAGCAGTTGAAATCCACAAACGAGTATGACTACGTGAAAGTTGAAGATGTATCTGAAATGGTAGGAGTAACAACATGACAGGCTATCAATCTTATTGCGTGTACTGCAAACGACCTGTGTTCACGATATTAACCAAGTGTAGGAGTTGCGGAAAATGACAGGCTATCAAAGCAAAAAGAAAGCGGCGCAGGACAAGTTGGCACAGCCAGAGCAGGAGTTTAATCGGACGTGGGTTTGTAACGAATGCGGTTCGCAGCAATTTACATCAGCAATTTGTGAAGCTGACCTTGACTATCTTGCGTGTTCAAATTGTGGGGGCAACGAATTTCACAAAGAGGCCTTGGCACAGCCAGAGCAGGAGCCTAAGAGCGTCACTTACAAAGAAGTGCAGGATTCAATGAACGCTTTGGAAAAAGGTAACCTTCGCCAGCAGGTTATTGCCGAGGAATTAGGGCAAAGAAAACTCTACACAGCCCCACCACCACAGCCAGCGCAGGAGCAGGAGCCGGTGGGCAAAGTAACCGAAGTCGCTGACAACGGATTTAAATGCGAATTTAACCAGCGCCTAACGGCTGGGACGAAACTTTACACCACCCCACCACAGCGCCCGTGGGTAGGGCTTACTGCGGAACAAGCGGCTGAATGCTGGACAACAAGCGCAACACAAACGTGGAAAAACTTTGAAGCTAAGTTAAAGGAGAAGAACAATGGATGAACATCAGACCTACTTAGGTGATGGCGTGTACGTTAGCTTTGATGGCTATCAGATATGGCTTGCCGTAAATCACCATGAAAACAAAGTAGTGGCGCTAGAGCCATCGGTACTTGACCGCCTGTACAAATACGTTGAAATGCTGAAGGACAATAACAAATGAAGCGCCCTCTCGAATCTGATTACACAAGCCAAGCAGCGTACACAAGAGCGCTTGAAATGTATTGCGAAGATTACGGAGACGCACTGCCAATTGCATACCAAAGCGGGTATTACGATGGCAAGAAAGCAGCACTAGCTAGTCTGGAGCAAAACTTCTGTCCCCTATGCGGCAAACGTACATGGAACATCCACACTTGCACACCACCAAAGGAAAACACATGACCTTTATTCCTAGGAACGATAATTCCATTCACCGCAAAGACCTTAACCTTAAAGACCCTTGGGCACCAAGGCAGCGCGATGAGCATGAAGCATTACCTCCCACATTCAGTATTTGGGAAAGGCCCGTGTACCAGCCGACCCGCATGGCAACACCTCGACCTGGTGCTGATGACCATCTAAACATTAAAAGGCGGGGCGTATGAAACCAAGTCACCCAAAAATTAGGCAGCTACTGCACCAGTACCAAGACGGCCTGACAACAAAAGAAATAGCCGAACGGTTAGAAAAAAGACATGACACGATTTATGCTGCGCTGCAAAATATGCCTGATACTTACATAGATAGATGGCTAGAAGCCCAGCAACAGTTGCCGCCACAAGCTGTATGGTGCGCGGTAGTGCCACCAGAAGATTGTCCTAAACCAAGACCAAAGAAATCAAATGCCACAACCAAAAGACCTACCAAACTTTGCAGCATGGAACCAAGAGACCTTGGCCAAGTTTTGTATGGATTCGTATCTACGAATGCAAGCGCAGCAAGAAGCGATTGAGCAACTGCGCGGTGACCTCAAGGACGCTATGATAGAAATAAGGCGCGTTCATCTTTACGTCGATTCTGTAATCCCTTGAGTATTTTTCCAGCCGCCATGCAATACTTTAGGAGTTCTTCCGCAGCGCCTTCCATATCGTTGCGAAGAACTTTTTGGCGAAGCGTTGAACGCTGGAGTGTCCCAAGCCCCACATTAAAAGAGAAACTGACAAGACCATCAAACTGACCTTGTGTAAGAACAACAGGACAGAATCGTTCCACGCCAAGTTCAAAGCGTTTAAGGTCTGATGCAAGAATTCCATTGACTTCCTCCATAGTGAACTGGCGGTCATCCTCTGGACGCAACTGGAAAGCCATGCGCTCTTCTAGCTTCAGTCTGCCTTGCTCTGGATAGAGAACATGGCCCACGCAACAAGTCCAAAGCAAAGCGGGGCAGCGATATGGACGCTGGCGTACACCTTCATGATGGCGTATGACCCCAAGGGCTTTGGCAGAGACTTTCATTTCTTTTGCGTCTGAACGCACCCCACTTTGTAGCCCAGGTCACGCCACTCTTTAGCGGCCCGCTGACAGGCAGACTCCACCTCAAAGTAGCCCACCACCATTATTGAGTTCATGTTGATACCTGTTACCAGCACCAGCGTCCAGATCATTTGCCAAAGGCTCGACCACCAAAATGGAACGCTATGATGGACGCGAACAAAGCCTGAGTGTTGCTATCCCACAGTTTTTCAGCCAGTTGCGGGAACTCAATGCCACGGTTCCAGCCATACATGAACAGGCCAGCGTCCACAAACACCAGCAGAAAGAAAAATCCCAGCGTAATGAATGAACGCACACCAGCACGAAGATTCTTCATCCACTGTGACGTGCCTTCGTTCATTGACTCGTCGTGCTTGTAGATGGCATTCATCTCAGCCACCTGTGCGCTGACTAGGTTCTCTTCAGACTTGGCCTTGGTTTCTAACTCTAGCTGCTGGGTATGTATCTGCTCAACCCGTTCCTGCGCCTCAAACCCTGCTTTGCGTAGTTCCAGTTCGCGCTCGATCTGCATCTGGGCCAGCGCCAGTTCGTGCTTCTTATCCTGCCTATCTTGAAAGAAATCTAGCAACTTGGGCAAGCCGCCCATGAGAAAGCTAATCAGGGTAGAGAGGATAGTTAGCATGGGTTAGTCCTTTAATCGCCAAGAATTCCAGTTGCTGTACCTAGTCCAGCAGCGCCTGATAGCAGTCCAGTTGGACGGGTTTGCGCCCTACGGTTTAACTCTATAAGGATTGCTCTTTGCTCAATAGGGTCAACCGTAAACAAACGCTTTTGCAATTGCTCTGATGTTTCAGTACCGATACCCTTGGCCCGTGAAAGCATTGACTTGCCAGCGGCTATAGCCAAACCAGTTAGCCCGCCAGTTGCCGCACTCTGCGCCATCTGAGCAATGTCACCGGCCTGCTCTTGAGTCGCCAAACGCCCAGCGGTAGGCGAACCGCCTAGAACTGTCTTAGCGGTTTTACTTTGCTCACCTAATGCCTTGACGTACTGCGAAAACTCGTTGTACTTTTGTTGGTCATCAAACGCATATCGTACCAACAGCTTTTGGTTATCAGACTTAAACACCTGGCGGCTGAAGTCACCACCTTTGAAATCACCAACACGTTTGTTTATGTCTGCCATCATGCCAAGCCTGAAGGCTTCTTTCTCGGCATCATTGAATGCTTTGAGTTTTGCTGCTGCCTCTTTTACGTCAACGGATTGATACTTTTGGCCTAATTGGAAAGCCTTTTGTATGGTTGCGTAGTCAGCAAACTCAGCATTTGCTTTAGCGTATTCTGGGTTATTCGCCTTGATTAAATCGTTAAATTCATTTTTTACTTTAACTACATCACGTCCGTAAGGTGTAACCTTATTGGTTACTGCATCGGTTTCTTTATTGATAACACGATCAAGCCCCATTTTTATTTGGTGGAGAATATCGGTAGGCACTGATTGAGCATTCTTAATTGCGCTTAGATCAGGTAGTGTTTCACCATAAACACCAGCACGGTCTACAGCCTCTTGATATGCTTTCAGAAACACAGGACGTTCAACGTACTTCCTAAACGGGTTTGCGTCAATGGCAAGTTTGTAGGCTTGCGGATAGGCTGCACTAGCTGCACTGGATTGATTCTCAGCAAGCGCAGTAAGGTACTCGTACCCATTGACGTTCTTAGCTAAACCGGCCTTTTCCACCAACCCACGAACAATATCATTAGGCTGATCTATCAACCTGTTTTCTAGGAACTGTTCAGTTGGCCCTTTGGCCTTGGATTGGACAACGTAAGAACTGTACGCTAAGTCCTTCAAATTCTTACCAAGATCAGCAATCACTGGATTGGGGACACCAATGCGGCGCAACTCATCCAAAGCAGTTTGCGCCTCTTCAGCAGTCAGATTGTCTTTTTGCAAGTAACTAGCAAGCATCTTGTTGGAGGCCAGCGCCTGGTCACCAATGCCATTAGCGTTCAGCACGTTCTTGATGACAGTGGTAGCGCCCTTGATTACCAATGGGACAGTACCGCCTACAGCGCCACCAAACAAAGCACCTAGACCTGTCTCTGCGCCGGTATCCTTCTCAGCGTAACCCATGCCTGATAATGCGCCAGTTCCAGCCCCGATAGCAGTACCTCTAGCAGCCTGTCCTAACAATGACTCTCCAGAAAGCATTGCCTGAACTTCTGGTGAAGCAGTCTTAAAAGCCTTACCGATAATTCCAACTGGCAAAGCAAAGCCACCAGCTAACTCAACTGGTGTCTTGACGTATGGGTACTCCATGCCAAACTGCTTTTGCTGCTCACGCAATAGATTGCGTTGGCGCTCGTACTCAGGGCCGCTGATAGAGCCAGTTCGTAACGCTGCCTCGATCTCGTCCAGAGTGCCAAACGTCAATCCCTGACCAAACGATCTAGCGGTTTCAGCAAGGCCAGAATAGGGAACGCCTGACACACCAGGCATTAGTACAGATGTCGATGCCTTGGGGCCATCAGCTAACGGTGCTTCAGTGTAATCAGCCATTATGGTTTAACCCTTCTAACTCCTTGCGGATCAACAAATATAGTCCCAGACGGGTACTTAGGATTCTTCAAGAAAGAATTGTAGTCACTAGGGGTAATGACATGAGGTTCAAACTTAGGTACGTCAATTGGTACTACTACATCTTTATATCCTGCGTTTGCCCTACGCCGTTCAACTGATGTTTTAGCGTCAGAAACACGCCTAGCATTAATCTCAGCTAACTTATTCATAGCCCGTGCAGCATCAGCAGCAGACTCTGCGCTTGTAACTTCTTTTAATGCCCTCTGAGCATCACCCTCAGTTTGCGTTCCCTTATTCAATCGCAAACTTTCATTTGTCAACTGAGTAAGAAACTTATCGTAGTCATTACGCGCAATTACATCAGGGTCTTGCGATCCAAACGCATTACGCGCAGAGATAGAAGCACGATCCTTTAAGCCAAACTTAATCTCACCAGTTTTAATCCGATTGATGTAGTTATAAGCATCCGTAGCCAAGTTCTTAGCGTCCTTGGCAAGCACATAGTCGGCATCTTCCTCTTTAGCCAGGTCAGCGCGTAACGGTTTGTTTGCTGCTGCTTCCTTTTTCGCTACAGCATCATCAATTTTTCTCTGTCGCTCATATAAAGCATTTTGCTGTGCAAGAACATTATTAGATTGTGCAATAGCAAGATATGCCTGAGAAGTTTGTAGCCCTTGCTGTTTATAACTATCCATCATTGCCTGATTAGATTTAATAGCATCTTGGTTTTGCTGGAACTGCTGAATCCTCTGAGTCATTTCAGTCAACTCTTTGACCTTGGCATCTGCTTTTTCTGGGTCAAGGATTCCCCTACTCAAGCTAGTTGAATACTGAGTTGCCAATGTCTTTACGTTAGCCGGTATTGTTGGGTCTTGCGTGAACACCTTAAAAGGATCATCTTCAACGCCACCAGCCGCACCAATACGGCGCAAATCAGGAATGATCTTAGCAAGTTGCTGGATAGCAGCCTGTCCTTGCGGGAACGACATTAACTTGGCTTTAACTTCCTCATTAATGCTGCCATCAGCGTTCTTGATCTGACCTATCAATTCATTGGCTATGTTTGTAAGCCCACCGGCCTGCATACTTAATCCACGTTTAGTAAGGTAATCCTCGCGTTCCATCTTGGCCTGTTCAGCCTCCTGAGAACGCTGCGCGGCCTTCATCATCTCGCCACGCAAAGCATACGCTGCCTCGTTATCACCAGACTGCAATGCCGCTTGGATTGCCTGCGCGTAAGAGTCTAAGTTTGTCGGGTCAATCATTCCAAGCAATGCCTGGCGCTGACTAATCTTCTGCAACTCAGGGTCTTGCCCTCCAAGAGCACCACCCAAAGCACCAGCCAAGCCATAAGCACCACGCCCGATAGCGTAGTTAGCTTGTTGGAACGGGTCTAATCTCGCGTACTGCATCGCCTGCTGCCCAGCCATATCAGCTTGCTGCTGCTGGTAGCCTTGCGGAGTAACGCCAAAAAGACTTTGAACAATATCTGTTGCCATGATTACCCCTATGTTCCGAACAAACGATTTTGATAGTACGGCGAAAGATTAGAAGTATTGCCTGTTGTCGTGTAGTCAACAAAGCCCTGACTTCTACCACCTCCAAATAGATTTGCAGCACTGTTCATCAATTGCGGATTCTGTGAAGCACTGACTAAGGCAGTAGCAAACGGGTTGTAAGCGTTAGCAGCCGCATTGCTTCCAGCAGCAGCCATACCACCCTGATACATCGCATTAGCCGCGCTAGGACTCATTCCTTTAGCGCCGATATTGATGCCAATATCAAGCGGTTGCTGGCCTAGTGTCTCCAGCCCCGTAGCGCCTTGTAGATACGCTTGGTAAGGACTCAAAGCACCTACTTGGCCTTGATAGCCTTGAGTAATCAAGTTGCCACCAGTACCAAGCAATCCAGCACCAAAGAGTGCGCGTTGCTGGCCTGCTTGATCTGCCTGCGCTGCCAGTGCAGCGTCTTGCTGCGCCATTGCGTTGTAATACGCTTCCATCTCTGGAGTGGTAGCGCCAAGGCCAGCTGCACCGCTAGGACGCGCACCAGTTGCGCCAACACTTAACCCGCCACGGCCTTGCTGAAACAAAGTATTCTGCAACTGCGACATTTGACGTTCACGGCTTGGGGCAAGCAATTCCTGCTGTGAGGCCATGTACTGCTGCGCGGCCTGCTGGGGCGACTGAGCCAGGTACTGCTGACCAAGCCCGAATAGACCTTGGCCTGCTTGCTGTAGCGGCGCAAACTGCTGCTGCGCTCCCTCTGCCTGGCTCAAGCCTTGCCCTGCTAACCCGAGGAATCGGTCTTGCATTGCTTGCATCTCAGGCGACAAGGTGTAGCCAGCGCCGCTAACGCGCCCATCTGGGCCTGTAGTGAACTGTGATGTGCCAAACCTAGTAGTCACACCTACAGGCCGAAAACGGGCCTCTTCAGCGGCTAATCGGGCTGCTTCTTGTTGTGCAGCGGCCTGCTGACGTGCAGAATTTTGCGCTGAGTTACCTCCAAGCAACCCGCCCAAAAGTGATAAACCACCAGTAATCCAAGGCATATTAATCCCCTTTAATCAAAACTTCATCTATCTTTGACGGGTCTTTCTCGTCAGTGTGATGGATGCAATACCAAACAACATCGGTCATAGCCTTAACGCCATGATTCTCGCCTGCAACAATATTCAAACAGGCAGGGGCATCAATAATCTGTGTTTCCCCATCCTTAACAAAAACAACTCTACCTTTAGCAAGAATGCCAAAGTGCGAATACTCATGCTGGTGTTGCATAAGCATCTGACCAGCACTAATATGCGTTTCCTTTGCATACAACCCATCACTGAAGTGGTGAGTAATCATGCCGTGCGCTGCCACATATAAACAACAACATACGGTTGAAGATTGGTATCTGTTACCGATGTTCCTGTTAAGCTATTGGATACTGTAATGCCTGTTGTTGCTGTGGCAGTGGTTTGAGTTAAATTTCCACGAGCAACAGCATTCGCGCCAGGAAATGTTCCATTGTCAAGATAAGTAGACCATCCATCATAATTATGAGCATGAGGTGATTCTGTTACTGTTGCTGTATGAGTGTGGCTTGGTAAGCCGGTGGAATCTTTATTTCCACCAGTAGCTCCAGCAGTATATGTTCCTCCACCACCTGTTCCAGCACCAATTGCTACCCTGCCTTGACCAAATGCTGTCCAAGTACCAAAACCTAGCAAAGTGCCAGGATTTGTTGAGTTGGTGGCATTGATATATATTGATCCAACTGGATGCAGTATTTGGAATGCAGCTTGTACAAACGCTGTAGTAGCTAATTGAGTTGTATTAGTTGCAGCAGAAGCAGTAGGCGCAACAGGAGTACCCGTAAACGTGGGGCTGGCGGTATCTGCCTTGGTTGCCACCGCGATAGCAATATTGGCAAACTCGGTGTTGATCTCCGTCCCCTTGAGAATCTTCAGGGGATCGCCAGACGTAAGCGCGTCCTTAGTCGCAAAATTCGTGGACTGTGTGTAGTTACTCATGTTTGTTTCCCATCCTTAAATTGGATTTCTATGCGCTGAATAGATAACGAAGAGCCATTTATTGTTGACTCATATCCAGTTTGGACAATTTTACCCGCGCCACTGGCTTGCGTAACTAGGGTTTGCAAAGCAACACCATCAGAATATTTCGCTACCACGGTTGCATTAGCACCGTACTCAGCAATCCCGTACTCACTAACGCCTTGGGTTGGAATCGCCACATTATTAGATAGAAAGTTAGCGGTGAAATCAAACGCCCACTTCATGGTGACGAACTGGTTAGACCCGCCAATAACGACAGTTTTCAACTTCTTTAAAACTGAAGTAGCGTTTGCAAGACCTAGATCAGAATGATTGGTGTAATACTGCAAACGGTATGAAGATGTGTAGTCTTGATAGTTTTCGTACTTACCCAGATAGCCGTTCTTACCTATAACCAGGTCACCATTGCGCCGGTACAGCAAAGCGGTAGGCTCAATCGAGTCCCAAACCGTCACCCTAAGTGAACCATCCTGCAACTGAATGCGCGTATCCAAGCAATACACTTGCTTGGTGGATGGCAAGGTAAGCAGATAAAACGCTTCCTTCTCGGAATAGACCGACTTAATGTTGGCTAGTGTTTCGCTTGCAATTGATGCCATCAGGTCATTGCGTACATTCTTTGATAGGTCACCCAATGGGGCAGACTTCTCAATGATTGTCCTGGCAAACGATCTGACACCAGAGTTAGACAGGAAAAGAATATCCTTACCCGTGCTTTGGATAGAGTCCCTGGCGGTGCAGCCGATACCACCAACAGCGTCACTCAATGACATCGTGGATGGTGTCGTAGCATTCTCATACACCAAGATTTGACGTTTGCCAAAGATGATTAACGCACCGTTGTGCGTTGCCAGGCCGGTGATCTCATCAGCCCCGTTAGGCCAAACCCTGTCAACATTCAAGGAGCCAGAAGTTCCAGTTGACCATACATGGCCTGCTAACAAGTCTGAGAAGTAAACCGTATTTTTAACTGTAGATGTATTGGCAGTCCACAAACGTCCAAACGCTGAGATAGCAATATTGGCGCTAGGTACGGTAGCAACATAACCAGTTTTCTCGCTTACGCACCTGTATGTCGTTGTACTTACTGCTGGGTCATAGATCAGTGGATCGTGACCAGTTTGAAAGAAGAAAGTGATTGAGTTAAGCGAGGCGCATGACCAGTTACTGGCTGTAATCGTAGGCGCAGACCCGCCACCACCATACGTCAACTCGGTAACTGTATTGGTGGAACTGAGTTTGAAAATCTTGTTGTTGCCAGCGAATAGAACGGTAATGGTTCCATCACTTTGCACTAACTCATGGACAACGCCAACATCATTAGCGCCAAGGTTGCCTGAAGATGCATTGATCCTAGACCAGCCATTCCTAGCGCCAATGCGTCCGTACTGGTCAATGACACAGTTAGTAGCAGCCAAAGCAAACCCACTGGCTAAGTCCAGAGGCGAGTCTTGCGTATTCAGGCCATAAAAGCCTGGTGCTTGAACACTAGCAGTTTGCAGTGCTTGGCTCATATCGCTACAAACTCCTGATTTTCTGGGTAGCGAGTAGCTTCCAAGGCAATGGAGTCAGACAGCATCGACTTGTAAAGCTGGTACGCTTCAGAGGAAGATAGGCCTCCGTCCTCACCACGTTCAACCAGCGCCCGAGCATACGCATTCTGCGCCACCAAGGTATCGGAAACCAAGATTGATGTGCTGTCAGAGGATAAAGTTGCCTGCGGAACAGTCAACGAAAACAAGATTGTGTACACGCCATCAGGCCGCGAATACAGGCTTACCTTGGTATCGCCACTCGCGTCAACACCATCAAAAGAATAGTATTCTGGGACTCCAGTTGCCACCGGCACAAGGTTTTGAAACCTGTTCATTTGAACAAAACTAATGTTTTGCAACCCCACGTTTGACGTAGTGTTAATGGCATCCATAACCTGGAACTTCTGGCCTGCACCAGTAAGGCTATAGCTGTAGGTGTTTGCCACCGTTGTCAGCGTTACCGTAGTACCAAGCGCGTTCCAGCTAAACGCATCCTCTACCTGGCGTTTGGCATCATTGACAAACTTCCCGATAAGGCTTGAGTAGGTAGTCTCGTTGTTGGTGGCTACAGTTGTCTCACGCAACCGCACCAACACATCGTTAATCAGTTCTAGGTAGGTCATGATCGAGTCAACCCTTCTTCTTCAAATGTTGCTATAAAACTGAATGTGCTTGCCGCTTCAGTAGTTATTTTGATTTTGTCGCCTTCTTCCAAAACAATGTAGGCATTGCCATCAAACTGTAAGTAATTTTTTGATGTAAAGTTGTATTGAGTCAATATATCAAGAGTGGTGTTAGCACTAGCGTCAAACCATTGAACAGTTATATGCTTAGTAGAGCCACCTGTATTGTGTATATACATTACAGTGAATTTAGAGTAATAACCCGTAGGGCAGGTATAGACTGTTGTGTCTACTGCTGCTGTGGGGCTAACACCAACTGATAATGCTCTCATTTTGCTTTCGCCTTATTTCGTTCTGAAATAGACTTAGCCTTTGCCTTTGCGTCAGCTTTTGAGGATGCACCCCATGCCTTCAGCGAAAGAAGCAGTCTTGTCGGTTCGCCTTTCTTGTCGTACTCAGGGCCATCATTACCCCCCATACGCGCCAAGAAACTCGCTCTACGGGGATTGTCCCCCGACTTTACTGGCGCTTTAAGATCACCACCAGTAGAGGCATTATAGGATGCTCTCCCCTTGGCATTCAACCCGCCTTTGGGATTTTTACCCTCGGATCGTTGCCAAGCAGGAGTTTTCATCTACTTAGCCTTTTTGGGTTTCTTTGCAGTCTTTGCGGCTTGTTTGAAGTCAGCAGCACTAGGCGCGGCCTTAGACCCCACCTTATTCATCTTCTCGCCAGAGCCAGCAGCGATACGCTTTTGCTTGGCATTGATTGCAGAATAAAGACCTGGTTTCATTTTTTCTTACCCATCTTGCTGGCTTCAGAAAGAGAAATAGCTATGGCTTGCTTTCTGCTTTTAACAACAGGGCCACCTTTGCCAGAATGCAAAGTTCCAGATTTGTACTCACCCATTACCTTACCAACTTTAGCGGCTGCTTTCTTAGTTTTAGGTACTTTGGCATACATCATGATATTAATCCTTAGTGATAGGCCCACCAGATTTCCACGCATCACAAGTACGGGCCGCTGCACAAGTGAATTGAAATAGGTCACAGTATCCTAAATTTGCAGCTTCAATAAACTGCTTGTCATAGGACAATTCTCCTTTACCCTCATCCTTTTCCAGCCCATCAGATATGCACTGCATCATCTTTGGTGTCTGGATAAATGCCGCACAGTTACCGCAGCGCATTGATTTGATGGAGGATGTTGGAGCGTTATACATCTTGGCCTTCTTTAGCCAAAATGCTTCATTTGGTTCGTCAGGGTTTGGTGGCCCATAACCGTAATCCGCAAACGCATGGTTGCGGTTTTTCAGATTAACTGAAACGTCCTGTGTTGCGATAGGACATACCACACCAGATAAAAGACCTTCTTTCATGCTGCCATCCTAGCTTTTGGTGGACGGCCCATGCGCCTGACTTGAACTGGCGCGGTCATCGGCAATACTTTATTCTCTAACTCAACCTTAACAGCATCGCCATTCTCATCGACTCGGACATAACCACTATGACCACGCATAGAGTCAATGTCGTGCTGTGACGTAAATGTAACGGTATTACCGCTTTGCAAGCACTTAAAGGTTGCCATATAGATACTCCAAAAAAAGAGGGGTTATTAGCCCCTCTTTAATTACACCGAACGTGCAATAGTCAGGTTCAAGGTTGTTGACGCTAAGTCAACAGCAGCACCAGTTGGATTGTAGGTAGCAATCGTCACTGTGTTGGTGGCAGAAACATAAGCGCGACGGACAAGTCCAGCCTCACTTACGCCAATTGCCATACCAATCACCTGGTCACCCAAAGCCACGCCTGGCACAGTAACTGTGTCAGTAGCTGTACCAGCGATACCTACTGAGGCGCTATCAAGCGTACAAGTAACGTCCCAAGTATCAGTAAAAAGTCCACGAAATGAGTCGTTACCACGGCGGGAAACGACAGCGGTTGCAGCAGCCATATTAAATACCTCCTAAAGTTAAAAAGTACCCCCCCCTCGTTAGAGGGAGGGATTTCTATTAGGCCGGAACTGCCAGAGCGAAAGCAGCAGACGCATCAGCGGCTGTAGAAGTAGCGCTTGTACGCAGTGCCTTGACACCATAAATAGTATCAGCGGTGAACAACGTGCCAAGGTACTCTTGCTTGTACTGGGTCTGCGAACGGATGCCGGTCTGCTCAATCAGAACCATCGCATCGCGGTGGCCCATCAAGCAAATACGATCAGTTGCGCTAGAACCAGCACCAGTATCAGCCTGGGAAGTGGCGAACACTGCCATGCCGTACAGTTGACCGATTTCACCGTTGCGGATAGCGTCACCGTTACCTACAAACGCTTGCTCGGTGTAACGGGCCAGACCCATCAACGTGTTGCGGCTGGAAGGAGGAATCAGGAAGAAACGTCCGTCCATAGCAATGTCGTTGTCATCCAAACGCTGAATAGTACGGCGAATGGCTGCATCGGTCAGTGAGGCTGCATTGGAACTTGTGCTGTTGTAAGCAGTCGTACCGTCAGAGCCAACAAACGCCTTGGTAGACGTATTGCTGGTGGCATAGTCATTAGTACCGACAGTAGCACCATTGAACGCACGGCCCAATTGAACCAGGTCAGTGTCAATGCGCTTTGCCAAGGCATAACCAGCGTCATCCGTGTAGAAAGAACGCAGGGAAGTCAGGGATTGCACCTCAACAATGTCATCGATCAAGCGGCTGTACTCATAGTGCTTGTTGATAAGCACCTGAATCAATGTGTCGCTCTCTGCAATCAGAGTAACGGCATCGGTAGCAGCCTTGACAGAGGCACTGCCACGGGCAGGGCTAGGGATGTTAACGGTATCGCCTTTTTTCCCTTTAAAGGACATTTTCTTGACCAAATTGGCCAGGACAAGGTTCTTCTTGTAGGAAGCAATAATCTCATCACTCCAAATTTCTGGAATGAAGTTAGCTGCGGAGGTAGTAGTTACCGAGTTGGTGGGGGAAAAAGCAGTGTTTGCCATGTTAAAACTCCAAAATTAAATTATCGTACACGACCATCAGAATATGCCTGCATGATTTCATCACTCAGGGTTTCATATCGCTGCGGGTCAGTCATTTTCAGACGAATAAGATCGGCCCTTCGATAGACTCTCTTAGAACTCTCGCCAGAGCCACCAACATCAACTTGTGCAGCTTTCATGCTCTTAGTCCGAATGGCATCGCTTGCCTGGTCAGACTGTTTAGCTTTAACGCCGCGCAGTTGCTTGAAGGTGGACAGCAATTCATTTGCCGAATCATAGTCAAACTCTGCATCTGCCTTTGCGTAGAGTCCAGAACGTATGGGTGAGGATTTCACCCAGTTAATGAACTCCGAATCATTGACCACTTGGGAGTAGTCAGGATGATCCTGCGTTAGCTTTTGCTGAATCTGCATCCGTTTGAAATCTTGACCAGCTTGTCTAGCCGCGAGAACGTCAGGATGTCTATCAATCTGCCCTTGAACTGCTTTTTGAGGATTCTCAAAAAAATCAACTTCAGGCTCTTCCTCTTTGATAGGTTGAGACTTCCCATTAAGGTTTTGCTTGATTAACTCGTCAGCTAACTTACGAACTTCGCCGACCTCTTGGGCCTGCTTACCAATCAACCTTTCGGCCTCCTGGTGCATTCGTACTACTTCCTCCAAACTTTTGGCCCTGTATTTCTCAGGAAGTTCGGTCTTAGATTCTTCTATTTCGAGTTCGCCTAGCGGCTCTGTGGGTTCATCAATCAACATATCGGGTTCCTGCCAAAATGGTTGTAGGATAATTCAACTCGGCATAATGCTTATGAGTTGGCTTTTTGCTCCGCTTTTAACTTCTCGGTGTGCCGGTGTTCAAACCGTCCATGTGCGGACGGGAAGTTGCCAGACCAACCTTCAAGGTTAAAAGACGGTGCGCTTATTACACGGCGGGCAAGCCCACCGCACTCGCACCTAAAATTCTGCTCCTCATAATCACAGAATCTTTCGGTCTTATGCCCGTTTTCACAGGCAAAATCATACATTCTTTTCATTTAAATCCTCATACGCTCGTTCGCTGACCTCTTTTAAGGTTATCAGCCAAGTTAGGATAGAAATCTCGCCTTTGCGGAATTGTAGACTTTTTTCGTCCGCTATGGTGGATACATTGTTAAGTGCCTCAAACATCTTTACAGCGTCATCCATCAGGTCAATCCAACCAGGTGTTGAAAACAGGTCAAACCTGTCCTCGTAGTATCTTTGTAACTCAGGAGCCATATTATTTATCCATCAACATAGTTAACCACCAAAAAATTAACCCAAACAAAAGTATTACTAATGCGCCAGCTATAAGCCAGGTTAACAAATCCTCAATCTCTTCCTTGCGCTTCTTGGCTTTATTCTCAGCCAGTATTTCCTCAACTTTGCGCTTCTGGATGATGTTGTTGCGCTCCACCATCAATTGCTGCCAAAGGTCAGCGTTACCGGACATCACCATGTAGTTGTTCAGTTCCCTCTCAGCATCAGCCAATTGCTTGGCCTGCATGACAATCTCAAATGCCGCCGCTGTATCTGACTTTGCAAAACCACTCCTAGGCTTGGACGCTTCCCTCTGAACAATGTCCTTTGCCTCGAAAAACTTCATCATCTCCCCGCCAATGGCGTGGATGTCCTTGCCCATCTTGATCGCTGCCTGCACCCCCTTTATCGCGGCTTGTGCAGTCGCAAAGGCTGTGATGGGATCGATCATTTTGAATCACGATTTGCCAAATAGATGCACAAAGTAACCGATAACGCTACCAACAGCAGACACAATGACCATGCCCATCCAGAAACCGCCCTTACCCTGGTTAGCCATAGCAACAAGCGTTTCAATAGATGACTCCATCTTGTCGATCTTTGCGCTCATCTCGTCAAACCGGCGCTCGTAGTCCTGCACTTTCTGCCAAAGGACTCCGTAGCGTACAGGGTCTATTTCTGGAATGTTCATGATTTAGCCAAACACAAAAAATATTGTTAAACGCCGATTGACCCTGCCATATCCTCTTGGGCCATTACCCAAGCGTAACACTTGGCTAGGAATGCATCCCCAGCCTGTGCTTCAACGTCTGCCAAAGGGCAATGGTAACGGCGAAAATCTACATCGCGTGTGTCATCATCACTTGGCTGAGTAGCATAACCAGCAACGTCAATCATTACTGAGTGGCGGCTGTCTGCGCTGCGTGTGCGGCTTACGGCTGCTGTGACAATGCGAAAGTAAGCGCCCGCAAATGGAACACCGTACTGAGAAGTGGAAAGGTTAAGTTGAATAGCCATGATTTGCTCCTTTAAGCGTAAATAACTTCAGATGTGTCAATAGTGGAAATCCAGCGAATGTTGGTAGCTGCTGCTCCGGTGGCAGTGATTGCAAGGCCACCATTGGTGGTGTCTGCTGATAGTGCCAAAGTCCAGCCTGGTACATTGCTAATTGCGGTGACCGTTGAAGCAACAAGTGTTGTTGTACCTGCGTTGGCTTCCCTTCGAATCAACCCTTCAACTTTCCATGCTGCTGATGCAGTTCCATTAGCAGCTTTCTGACGGGCAACAACAGTTCCTGTGAAGGAATAGGCAGAGTTGTTAGGGAGGATTAGTTGGTTGGTAAGGCCCGGTGTAGGGGATGAACTAGACGTTAAAACAGTAGCAGTAGCATCTGTTGTTGCGGCATAAAGGCTGAGAATTCCCCAGCCTAGACCTGCAACAGCACCTGACGCATGACCATATGCCATTTTCCCGACTACGTTTGGTGTTCCTACATAGCCAAGCGCAATTGAATAATCAAAAGCAGCAGTACAAGACCTTCCACCTAAAGTTGTTGACCAATTACCAGAACTTATATTTTGATAACCGCCAACAGCAGTGTTATATCCACTTGTGGCTTTGTTAGTATTCCCAATAGCTGTGCTGCTTAATCCTGTTGCCCCATAACTACTTGAATTGCTTGCTATAGCCGCAGCAAAACTATCCGCACCTGAAGCGTAAGAGCCACCAAGGGCCATTGCTCCTGCGCCTGTTACTGCTTGAGAGCCTCCGCTTGAACTATTTGAACCTATAGCAGCGCTGTAATCAGCTGACGCTACTGGAGCTGCCCCAATTGCAATGGAGTAAACCCCACTTGCTGTTGCAGAGTATCCCATTTGTACGTTAGATGCACCTCCGCTAATTGCACCGGATGTGCGCATAGCTGTGGTTAAAAAGTTAGACCCATTACACAATAGAGCCATTCCACCGCCCTGCTTTAAAGGGAGAGGATCGGAATTTCCATCAATAGTTTCAAGATCGTTTGGGTTAATGCTAACAGTCCCTGTCCCGCTATTAATAACCGTGAAATTAAATCCACTACCCAACGTAGCAGCTGCCGTTATCGAGATTGTGAATGTGCCGCTTGTGCAGTTAATGATCGTACCGTTGTCATTGGCGACAACTGTATACGCCGCAGCAATATTCTTTATTCGTAATTTAGTAAACGGTGGAACCGCATAGTTAAATGCGCCAACCTGATTGCTTGCGCTCATTAGTAGTCTCCACCCACTGCACTAACTGCAATGGCAATGTTAGTTCCTCCAGCCGCAACAGTTGTACCCGCATAAATACGATAACTAGCAGGTAGATTAAGGCCACCAATTGGTGTTGCTAATGTGCCAATAGCAAGCGCTGTCGTTCCAAGCGCAGTTACGGCTGTTGCAGGCATCGCCACTTCACCTAAAAAGATGTTGTTTCCAGCAGTAGTATTTGCTGAACTGTTATTCATCCAAAAACGAACGGTAGTTGCAGCAGAAGTCCCTGAAGCAGCAGCGCCATTTGTTGATGCAAAACGACAAGTAATTTGGTCAACGCGAGAACCGTTTACACCGGCTGTAAAAACAAGGGCCATTGCTGTCCCCGTTGCCTCAGTGCCATCAAACGCTTTGGTGTTCGTCATCGCCGTGCTAAGAATGGCGTTTAACGCTCCCACATTTGCAGTTTGAGCGAAAATTGGTGTTGCTGTTACAGCCATGATTAAAATCCTCCAAAATTGTTAGCTAAGAAAATATTTGAACCGGCGCTACTTCCGCCACCACCACCTCCAGAGGCCGCAATAGTCTGATTAGGCCATGTACCTGTAACCGTGACGTTTGTGCCAGCAACCAGGCTTGGAGTGGCTGTTCCGCTACCGCCATTAGCCACCGCAACAATGCCCGTGACGTTTGCAGCCGTACCAGTAGTGTTCTGGTTCAGAGTAGGGATGTCAGCCGCAGCCACTGCCCTAAACGTAGGAACACCAGCCGTGCCGTTTGGAGCCGCGAGAAAGTTATTGGCTGTCTTACTGGCATAGGGGTTCTGTGTGTCACCATAAGAGGCCGCAAGGCTGATGTCAGGTGTAGTACCACCGCTTGAAACGACAGGTGATGTGCCTGTAACACTTATTACTGAGCCACCACCGCCGCCACCAGTTACATTGACCGTCACGCTGTCACCAGAGGCCGTAGCTGTAACGCCAGTGCCGGTGAAGTTCAGGCTGCGAACGCCGCTGGTAATCGTCGAGCCTTCGTCTTGCACCACCACCGTGGAGTTGGTGGACATCGTGACTTTGATCTTCTCTGCCAGATCAGCAGCTACTACCTCACCAACATTTATCTCACGCCCAGAGGACAACCCAATGACCAGCGATCCATCAAAGTCGATCTTGGCATCCACCACCGAAACGCCATCTTCACCGTCTTTTCCTGCTGGGCCTGGTTGCCCATCAATACCATTGCGCCCATCTTGCCCGTTTTTGCCATCACGTCCGTTTTTACCATCACGTCCTGCGTCACCTTTCTCAGGAACAATGGCCTTTGCCACCTCAATCTGGGCCTCGACCTTGCGCTGCATTGTGGCAACCGCATCAACAATCATCGCTACGCCGCCATCAATGGCTTCTTGCTCTTTTGCCCTCACGGAAACAAGAGTTTCCTCCATTGCGTTAATGGCAGCCAGCTTTTCGTCAAACGACGAATCGCCAGACTCAATGCTTTGGATCAGGTCTTTGATGTTAGCCATTTTGCTTTAGCCCATCAGTCAGTTTTGTCAAAAAATCTTGCTTGACTTGCGACTGCGCGTTTATTTTGTCAGCCATCTGCAACTCAACAATCTTGTTTTTGTTCTTGATGTCAGCTTCTTTCAGCATGAGTTCAGCGATCTTGACCCGCTTATCAAACTCGTTAGACTCATTGCCAGTAGGCAGATTCTTAGTAGTTGATGCGATCACCTTGGCCTGCACTTCCTGCGGCATGAGCTGCGCCTCGGTCATCAGCTTGGTGGCCTCTGCCCGATTCTGCTCGGCCTGCGTAGTGTTAACCGCAATCTGCGCCTGCGCCGCCTGCATAGCCAATTGCTGCTGCATCTCAGCCATTGCTTTGGCCTGCGGGTCTGGCTGGCTCATTTGATCGAGTGCCGACATCAACTCGTACCTATTGGTCAGGCTCGAATTGTTCAAAATGCCCTTCAAAATCAGCGGCAGAACCGGCGTATTTGGCCCCAGGGTCTGAAGCAAACCAATAAACTGTTGCTGTTCGTACTCACGGGCAATGATGCCAAGCGTAGCAGTAGGAATAAAGCGCATATCCACACTCGGATAACGCTCTGGGTCAAACTGCATATACCGAAACGCCGCCTTTTGAATGAACGGAATCAGGAAATCCTCTTGGAAGTTCACCAGCGTCCGCTTGTACTTCTTGATAATCGTAGCCACCGCCATCGACAAACCAGCACCATCGCGGTTGCCATTGCTGACCATGCCCTGGCTATCAAGCGTACCCGTAGCCTGCAACAACATGCGCTCGAACTCTTTTGCCGTGTTGATGTTGTTCAGGCTTGTCTCGCCAAACTTGAACGGGTACAGAATCTCGGCAGGGTTGCCATTAACCATGAACGCCTTGCCAGGCTTGACTTCAAACTTAGCACCGCGAGGCAAACGTGTTGCATCCATACCCATCATGGGGCTGGTAGTCAGCGCCAAGCTATCCAAGTGGCTGCGTACCTGCGCGTCGATAGCCTTTTGCATGTTGTACGACTTCTCCACCGTACCCCTGCCCAGCAAACGGTTAGGAACAGTGTCATCTTGGTAACTGATGATGGGCCTGTCCTTCATCATGTACGGATTCTCTTCAGCCTTGAGTAACAACCCGTCATTGGCAATGACAACAATGGCCTCAACCAAGTTGCTGTACTCATCGGCAACCGAATCCTCGGGGAACAAGTCCTCGACCTCATCCTCCTGAACCGCCTTCAAGTATTCCCGTGGCACAAGACCGTAGTACGTCAGTAAAAGTACCTTTTCGTCCCGATACTGGCTCAATTCCTGAGTAGGCTCAAGGTCAGTGTCCTCGTAGGTGGTGGTAATGTTTACCTTGCGGTAGATACCCTTTTCGATGCCCTCGACAATCTTGTGGATGGAGACATACTTCTCAATCGCCACACCCATGCAGTCATCAATCGTTGTGCCATTGGGGTCAAACAAGAAATTCTTGGGGTTGACCGGCACGATCTTGACCGCAATACGGTCTTTTTCCACCACACCGATAGCCGCTTGCATCGGCTGGCCTGGCATCGGCTTGGTCGCAGGCTCAAATATCTTCTCGGTCTTAACAATGATCTCGCCAATGCCAGTTCCATAGATTTCAGCCATCAACTCAATCTGGTCAATGGATTTCCTGATCTTGTCCTGCTTGAAATCCTCCATCAACTGCGCCTTGAGCGCCTCAACGTCCAAAGGATTACCGTCAACGTCCTTCAAATCGTCCTTGATGTCAAAGAAATCACCCTGACCAAAGATAGCTTCCATGATCTCAGCATGGCGAGTCTCAACGGCTTGCTGGGTTGCCGGTGTGACTATGCGCGAACGCTCGGAATCGCGGGTTTTGTCCTCCGCAGCCCACTCGCACCGGAACAACCTTTCGTATTCAAGATATTTATCAAGAAAGTTTGTATTTCTATAATCTCTCCAACGATCACAATGGTCAACAACAAAGGAAGTTAACTCTTTGTCGTTCTCTGTCGGTTCTTCGAAATCGCTTGGGTTCATCTTTAAACCTCGTATTGGTTGCTCTTGCGCATGTTGTCAATTGCAGGGATGACACGCAAGTTGCCAGGAACATGAAGGCCACTGACAAACTCGCCTTGTAGCGGGATTATATGGTCAACGTGCCAAGACTGGTCACTTTCCCTGTTTCGCATTGCTGCCAATTGGTACAAGCACTTGATCTTAAGTAGGTCAAACTCTGTCAGCCAGGCTGGAGTGCGCTTGAGTTTTGCAGCGCGGCGATTTGCGCAGTCAGCTAACACTAAGCCAAGGTTGTTTTTTCGCCAAAGCCGTTTAACTTCTCTGCGCTCAATAAGTCTGGCAGCGCGGACAGCCGCAATCCGGTCTTTGTTGGCTTTTTCGTATTCTTTTCTATACGCGGCTACCTTGTCTTTGTGTTTTATGTTGGAATCTCGGCAAACGTTAGCCCTGCTTTTGGGATTTTCTTTTCTTTTGGCCGTATATTCCGCCCTAGTCATAAAACCTTTTCGCTCTCTTTTTCTGGCGTGCTCGGCTTTTCTAGAATCAGGGTTTGCAACGCGGTTTGCTTTGGCTTTTTCGTATTGGCAGACTTTGCAAAAATTTAAATGGCCGTCCGTCATTTGCTTATGCTTGTGAAACAGCGATAGCAGCTTGACCTGAGCGCAGCCTTTGCAAGTTTTGGTCGGCTCAATGGTCATTTTTTTACCAGATTAACAGCCCGAAATTATATCAAGAGGTTCCCAAATATCCTCAGCCTCTTCAAAGTAGCTGGTCACCGCCAATTGATCCATATAGGACAAGGCATCAGGCAGGTCATCGTGTACGCCCTGGGACGGGAACATCAGCAACTGGTCAACAAAGTCATCCCACTTCTCTTCAGAGTTAAGGATAATCCGACCATGCTCAAAGCGCCCCTGCAACGACCAGATGATTCTATCGGTTTTCTTGCGGTTTCCGTGGGTTAAATCCACAATGTGCGAGTACACATTGTTTTTACGCATCAAATCGCTCAAATACGGCAAAACCGCATTCTTTAGCGCCCCCCTCTCAATCCCCACGCTCAAAGGCCGGTACTCCCGCATCGCCAGCAGAATCTTAGCCGCCGTGTCACGAATATCCCAGCGACCATGCTCGATCTCTTTGACAAACCACTTCCCATCATCGGTCACCTTCACCACGCAAATGGCCGACTCATCCAGGCGCTTCTTTTTATTGGCCGCTTGCTTGGCAACTTCCTCAAAACCAGCCAAGTCAATCGCTATAAAGTAACTGCCATGCTCAGGCTCAACCCCGTACTTAATCCATTCCTCCTTAAATACGTCCGCGCCAGCATTGCTGAAACTAGCCATAAACTCCTGCTTGAACGCAAAGGTAGATAAAGTATTCTTGGCCGACTCAATCTCCGAGGCATCAATCAACGGGTTATCCGAGGTAGTAAAGTGCCACGACTTCCAATCCGTATCCGCACTATCCTGCCCCAAGTTCCACAAATCCCAAAACCAGTTCCTACCCTTGGGCGTACCAATAAACATCGCCCGACCCTTCTTATCAGAAAGTGAAGCACGAATAACCTGCTCCCACGCCTCGGGCTTAATATCCGCCACCTCATCCAATACCGCATACGTCAAACTAACACCACGCAAAGTATCAGGCCTGTCCGCACCGCGCACATATATCCGCGCACCATTAATCAACGTAATGTCCAGATTATTAACATGGCTCGACTGAATAACCTCGCGGCCCAACTCCAACAGCAAATCCCAGATAATCTGCCGCGACTGCCCCATAGTCGGACTAACATATAACACCGCAGAACCCTGCGGACACCGTAAGCCTTCAATGATGAGTGTAGTAGCCGCCAGCCTAGATTTACCGCAACGCCGTCCAGCAGCAATAACCTTGAACCTGGTCGTATCAGTAAATACTTCCTGCTGCCAGGGTAATAGGCTAAAGTTTAGGTCAGACATCAGTAATATCTTCTTCTGGAATAATTGCTGGTTGACCCAAACCAGTAATATTAATGGTCACTGCGCTGCGCTGATGCTTGTCTTTCTCAAACATACTAATTGGCAACGTGCGGTCTATGCACATCTTTAAAGCCACCATCTGACCAGGGTGGTTGTCGTCCAAAGCAATCTGAATCACCTTCTGAGCAACATCCTTGCCGCCAGAACGAATCATCAACTCTTTGAGTTCCTTAACCCTCTGGTGATCCGTCTTGGGTAACACCAGTGGAGGATTGTCAGCATAACGCTGGATAGTCATCTTGATGGGACGACCACGCTTCTTTTTCTCTAGTTCCACTTTTATCCTCTCGGGAAGTTTTGCCGATTGTATTGCTTTTTTCCTAATTTAGCTTTTTCGGTGGGAGGGGGGCACCCGTAACTTTTACAAGCCGACAGTACCCATCCCCCCCCATCAATCGCCTGCATGTCTGCTTAACATAACGCTCGTCGTATGAAGTACAGGCGAATCGGCCTGTATCGGTGCGCTAATGCAAGCTGGCGCAAGGCGGGAAAGAGGCGGAAAAGGCGGGTGGTGCTTTCCGGCCATACCTAGCCACCATCTAAATCTAAATGAGAATCATTCTCATTCTCAGAAAACAACCATTGATTGATGTCATCCCCAGGGCGAAACCCATGATTGTGCAGTGCAGCATAAATCACAAGGATATCTTTAAATCCGCGCGTCAGACATCCACCGCCAGCGCTTAACAAAATAGCCCTATCAGCGTCAGACAATTTACGCTGGAATTCCACCGTATCCACTTTGCAAGGCCTAACCATGCTTCACCCCTATATTTCAACACCTATCGAATTATCCGCCTAAAACCGCACCAAAACAGTGCTGCATCGTTGAATCGTTTGAATCACTCTTAAGAGTGTGATTCAACTGATGCGGATTCAACGGCATTTTGCCCCTTTTTGCATCAGTGCATCGATACGCATCGATTCAACCGATACAACCGATACAACCAAAACTAATGGTAAACCCTAGTGTCAATTCTGTAAATTGATACCGTCATATTGCAATAACATCCGTTACACTAACAACATGCCAAGCTCGGCATGTAACGTAAAGGATAGACATGGAAAACCAAAAAACCGTAGCCTGGGCCACCATGCTGCAAGATGCTGTCACCCAGCCTGGCATCATAAGCAAGTGCTACAGCACTTTCCACAATTACAGCATGGGCAACCAAATGCTAGCCTGGTCACAACTGCAAGCCCGCGACATGGGCCTGGCACCGATAGCCACCTACAAAAGATGGTCCGAGCTTGGCCGTCAAGTCAAAAAGGGTGAAAAAGCGATAGCCTTGGTGATGCCGGTAACTATCAATAAAAAAGATGGTGCAGGCGAAAAGACCGGCGAATGCTTCCAATGGTTTACCCTAAAAAACAACTGGTTTACCCTGGACCAGACCGAAGGCGCTGATTTTGTCAGCGAGTCAGCAAGCCCGGCATGGGACAAGGCCAAGGCATTGGAAACCCTGGGGATTACTGAAATCCGCTTTGACTCGCCGAACGGGAATTCACAAGGGTACGCCCAGGGTAAGAATATCGCCATTAATCCAGTGGCCGTACTGCCCCATAAAACTCGTTTTCATGAATTGGCGCATGTAGTGCTGGGCCATACTGAAGAGCATGCCATGCATGATAACGATATGACGCCCAGGGATATACGCGAAGTAGAGGCCGAGTCGGTAGCCTACATTTTGTGTAGTGTGCTTGGCTTGCCTGGTCTTATCGAATCACGGGGCTACATTCAAAATTGGTTATCCGGTAGCGAGATAAGCGATAAGTCAGCCCAGCGCATATTCGGTGCAGCCGATAAGATTTTAAAGGCCGGTATCTAAAATTATCTGCAAGCCCTTAATTGAGGGTTTGCGGGCTAATTTTGGCCAAACCATTCTAAGGAATATCATGGAAAACGCTACCGCTATCGAAACCACCACCACCCAAGTGGACAATGACCTATTAATCACGCCTGGGCACTTGGCCGCCATCGCCATGTTTGCAGCAAAAAAGGATATCCGTTATTACTTGGTAGGGGTTTGGCTGGAAGAACTACCA